AAGGCGGGCGAAGGCGGATCGATGGAGCTGGAAGCTAACTTCGCGGGCGTCTCCGATCGCGAAGCATTGAAAGAGATGCGAAAACAGGCCGAGACCGATCCGACGTTTACTGAGCGCAACAAGCTGGAGAAGGAGCTCGCGGACAAAAAGACGATCAAAGCCCGCGAAGCGGCCAATGAGTTCTACGAGGAGAACAAATGGATCCTCGACATGACACCGGCCGGGAGCCGTAATTCTCTTATGGAGAGCCAGGGGCTTGATAAGGCCGCTGCAACAAAGGCCGTCAAAGACCTGCTCGGTAAGGTGCGGCAGGCTGGCAACCTTGAGAAATCGTTTGCAACCAAGGAAGGGCGTCTCGCCGTTCTTGAGGAGCGGTCAAAGGCAGGACCGTCGCAGGCCCGCGCCACGCTGGAAGAGATGCAGGCGATCGCCCGCAGGTTCACTGGCGGTCTTTCGCAAGAACGTCCAGACATCAAGCCGACCCCTGACAGCATGTTGGCAGGTAGCAAGGCTGTGGCCGAAGATCTTTACAAAAACCCAAACGTCATAATGTACAAGGCTACGCCCAGCCAAGGACGATACATTGATCCTCAAGGCAACGTCTTTGACGAGACAGCGTTCGACCTAGAGTTTGTTACGCGACAGAACTTTGACCCGAACCCGACGTTTAGGAAGATGGTCGAGGAAGCGCGTGCGAAGAACCAAGACAGCACATTCTTGTCTGAGGTCGTCGAGCCAGGAACGGTTCCGAACGCGAACCCCGGCGTCGAAGTGTACTTCACCAAGAAGGTCGGCCCTGATGTCGTTGACAGCTTGACGAAGACTATAAACCAGTTGGGTGTAGACGCTGGGTTCACCTTCGTTACTGATTTCCGTGCAAAAAATCGCGCGGCCGGGGGCGAAAATGTTGGGGAATACGTCGGCATTCGCATGCAATATATCCCCGAATTTGGCAACGGTGTTGAAGGCATCGGGGCTGCAAAGAAAAAGATGTACGAGGCGTTAAATCAGATCGCAGAATTTGACGGCGTTTCAACAGCGCGCTATGTTGAATATGACACGCAGGTCGCGTTCAAGGGGGACTACGATGCCGTCATTGCAGGAAGTCTACCAGGAGATCGTCGAGCATCTTGGGCCGGAAAGCAAAGCCGCGAAAGCGGTCAAGCAGCAGATCGAGGCGAAGGCGTACTCAAAAGGGCAGTCGGCGGAGCGGTTCTTCATCGCCGGGCAGGTGGGCCAGCCAACGTCGAAGCCCCGCAAGCAGGCGTAAACATTAACCAAGCGACGCAGGAAGTCCTGTCGGAAATCCGACAGAAGGCCGACGAAGGCGGGTTGGATCAGCGCAAGATCGCTTATCTGATCCGCATGTCGGCCACCGGCACGTTCAAGCCCGAGAGCGCCTACGACTTCGCTGGTGAGATCCTTGAGGGCGACCTTGAGGCCATTCGCGATCGTTTCGCCAAGTTCCCGCGCACGCTCCGCATCCTGTCGCGCCTTGATCGCGTGCTCGGTGGCGAAGCCGGACGTCAGTACGGCGTCGCAGCCAACGAGCGGCAAGATCGCCCGCCGGTTCCCCTTGATGGTTCGGCTGAGGGCTTTGCCAAGGGCGGCAAGGTGAAGGCGCGCAAGCCTGCACGCATGGGCAGCAAGGGCGCGATGGAAGAGTTCTCAGCCGTCGCTGAGCGCATGTATGGCGCTGAGGTCGCCAAGAACATCATCGGCAGGTCTGGCGCCAGCCCGACCAAGGTGATGTTCGCCATGAACCAGTACGCCAAGAACCTGATGCTCTCAAACCCGCAACGCTATTCGGCTGGGTACAAGGTGCAGCTCCGCGAGCTCAACGAAATCGCCAAGAAGTACAAGATCGAAACGCGCCAGGCTTTCAATCAGGTGAACGACATTGAGGGCACCAAGAAAGATCTAAACGAGACGCTGAAATCCAAGCCAGCGCGTGACAATGAGGCCTTCTCTGATGCTATAAAGAGGCTGTTGTACATTTTGAGGTGATGGGGGTCACATGGGCATGCAATACGACGACGCAATCGCGGCTCTGGTCGAGAAGCTGAAGAACGACAGCACGCTGGCCGAGAGCGCGCAGAAGCTCACCGAGGCCGACAAGATCCGGTGCTATGACGACAAGCTGCCTGCTGACCTATTGTCAGCCGCCATTCTCGACGTCGAGAAGCGCGGCTGGCAGTACGGCTGGCGCTCGAACAAGAAAATGGGCTTTGGGCACTGGAATATAGTCCTATCTGATAGCAAGGTGGAGCGCGAAGAGGTCTACCACGAGGTCGATGACAGCATCCGCGCCTTGTGGGACTTCATTCAGCCCCGGTTCATGCCGACGACGCCTGTTCTGGTGCGTGCCTATGCCAACGCCCACACGTTCGGGGTCGAGGGCTACGTCCACCGCGACAGCAAGTTTGAGACTGACGAGACGTGCATCATTTACTACGAGCCGGACTGGCGCGCTGAGTGGGCTGGCGAGACCGCGTTCTTCAATGAGGCGCAGGACGACGTCATCCGCGCAGTTCTGCCCAAGTACGGCCGCATGACCATCTTCCCCGGCAACATCCGGCACGTTGGCCGTGCGGTGTCGCGCATTTGCCCTGTCGCCCGTCGCGTTCTGGTCTTCAAGGGGCGCCCAAAATGAACAAGCGCCACGTCCTGATCAAGGCCCTGCGCCGTGTTGGCGCCTTCAGGGTCAAACATAACCGCGAGCAGAACCTGACGCTGGGCTTGCACCTGATGAACACCTACGACGACCTCAAGAGGAGGGGTCTGGACGAGGAAGTTGCCCTCGCCGGCGGTCTCCACTCGATCTACGGGACGAACGCATTCAAGCGTGCTACTCTAGGCCCCGAAAAGCGTGTGGTAATCCGCGAGCTCTTCGGCGATCGTGCTGAGCGTCTGGCGTGGCTGTTTGGCCAGATCAATCGGCCCAAGGGGCTGGAGAGCGGCGACGTTCGGGACTGGAAGACGGGGGAGCCGGTCGAGATTGCAGACGACGACCTGCGTGATCTCAAGTTGATTGAGATCGCCAATCTGATTGATAATGGCGCCCAGCTCTCCAAGTATCCCAATCTGGAGCGGCTTCTCAAGGAATAGTAGGCACGACATGACCGACGATGACCTCAAAGCACTCGCAGCCAGGCTCCTGAAGCACTATGTCGCCGAGGGCGATGAGTTCGCGTGCAAGGTCATTGAGGCTATGCCGCTCGATCGCGGCGACGGTCTCGGGTCGGTCATCATCACGCCAGAGGAGCGCACTCTCCTCAATATGCTGGGCGGGCCAAAGGGTAAAGAGCTCGAAGATCGACCTGTCGGCGCCTATGAGGGCTGCGGCTGCGGAGACTGTGGTGACTGCGGCGACGATGATGACGATGATGATGAGAGCGATGAGAGCCCCGGCGATGACCCCGGCCCAGATCCGGGCAAGGATGAGCAAGGCCGCGATCTAGCGGACATATACGGCGACGTCTACATCGGCGACATCAGAAGCATGGGTAACACAGCCTCTGCGGGCGCTGGCGCCGGTCGCTCTGATGAAGACGACTTTTCGGTTGAGAATGATGCTGACCCGAACGCGGATGATGTGGTGGGCGCCATTAACGCGATGGTCGGCACTATTGACCCGGCGGATACTGACCTTGCGGTCAACGCTGAGACTGCCGCTCAAAACCTTGCCAACATCGGCCTGAACACTGAAGAGGCAGACACAAATCTCAATGTGGATGCAGAAGACGCCGACCTATATACGGATAAAGGCAAGGCAGCGGAGTTGTTCGTTAATTCTGAGGCCCTCACTGTCAACGACATCCAAGACTTCACGGCTCAACTGCAAGAAGCTGCCGACAAGGGTTACGCTGCTGAGTTCTTGGCAAACAATGCTGATTATGCTGCCCAGGTCCAGTCTTCTATAGCGTCTATATCAGCAACCGATAGCATTGGTCTGCAAGGAGCTTTCAACTCCGCATACAATGCCGCGTATAACGCGGCCCTCAATGAAGACGTAACAACCGAAGTGAAGTCGGATGTTAAGACTGAGGAAGACGCTCCAAGCCCGTTGAGTGAGGACCAAGTTTCACAGATTGCTGGTGTTTGGGGGGTTACACCAGCCGTAGCGCAGAGCATGCTTGACCGTATGACTAATGAGAACCTTCAAATTGCTTTGAAATCAGACAACCCTCTGGCGTCATTGTACGACATTCTCTCAATACCAACGGTTACTATTACTGGCCAAAAGGGTGTGACAGATACAACGACCTTTGCCCCGGGCGTTGACACGAAGACTGATCCGAACGTCGAGATCATTAGCGACCAAGACCTCTTTGACCAGCTCAACGAGATTAAAGACATCTCGACCAAAGAGCAGGAAGCAAAGGCGGCAGAAGACGCCGCTGCGGCACAAACTGCTGCTGCCGCTACGGCGGCGCAGAACGCCGCTGCTGCGACAACCGCTGCGGCGGACGCAAAGGCGGCACAGGACGCCCTTGGCGCGTATCTCACTAACCCCGGCAGCGTGCAGACGACGACGGCTGGCCTGACGGGCGCCAATCCTAACGCTACCGATGTCCTTGGAGCGTCTGTGTTTGGTAGCGGGGCTGCTGGGGCTGCTGGGGCTGCGGGGGCTGCTGGCGCGGGAGAAAACTCATACCGCTTAACCACAAATGAAGAGGGGCAATATATATACAGGGACGACGACGGGCGCACCCTCACTCCGGGTGAATACGGCGCCCAGTACGGCACGCCTGCTACCGTCACTACCGGACCAGGGGCTGGCACGGGAACTGGCACGGGAACTGGCACTGGAACAGGTACGGGGACTGGTGCGGGGGCCGTATCTGGGGGCGGAGCTGGCACGGGAGCCGTCATAGGCACAGGAGCCGGAACGGGAACAACAACAGGCACAGGGGCTGGTACAGGGACCGGCACAGGAATTGGGACTGGTACAGGGACCGGCACAGGAACTGGGACCGGTACTGGGACTGGGACTGGGACTGGCACTGGCACGGGGACTGGGACCGGAACCGGCACGGGAACTGGGACAGGAACCGGCACAGGAACCGGCACGGGAACTGGGACAGGAACCGGCACAGGAACCGGCACCGGCACTGGAACTGGCGGCACTGGAACTGGCGGCACAGGAACCGGAACCGGCACAGGAACCGGCGGAACAGGGACAGGAACTGGAACTGGCGGCACAGGGACAGGAACCGGCGGAACAGGGACAGGAACTGGAACTGGCGGTACTGGCACGGGCGGTACAGGGACGGATCTCGGTGTTGACGACTTCACCAAGGGAAAAGAGACGCTCGACGTAATTACAATCCCACCTGTGACCACCGGCCCAACAGGAGCCACCGGACCTACCGGCACGCCTGAATACGAAAGCCGCTACCGCCGGCAGTACATTCCGTTCACGGGCGATGCCGAGAAGTACGGCATCCTCGGCCCCGAGCACGAGTTCTACAAGATGATTGAGGAGCGCCGGTTGAAGGGCTCCACTGGCTCGGATTGGGTCAAGGTCGCCGCCCGTGGCGGCGCCGTAGATGCCGATGCCTACTTCGCTGAAGGCGGCATGGCGTACAGCTCCCAGAACCCGCCACAGCCTGGCACGATTGCTGATCGTTCGTTCCCGGTCATGGCGTTTACGGATGGCCAAGGCCCGCTCGGCTACATTGCCGAGCCTCCGGGTCTGTCGCCTCGCCAGATGGTTGGGCATGACGGGCTTATGCCTATGCCTAACGCGCCCAGCCCTGCGGCCGCCTCTCCTTCAATGGCCCCGCAAGGTGCATTGAGCGCGATCCAGAACAGGAATGCTGGTCCGTTCCCCTCACCCATAGGCCAGAACCCCAATCTGGGTTATTCTTTCGGAAATGGTCCACTTTCTGATCTCATGAAGAACAGATGATCTTTTAACGGATAGGCGAACACAATGGATAAAGACGAAGGCGAAGAGGGCGGCATGGAGATGGAGGTCGAGGAGACCCCATCTAACGTGCAGGAGAATGCGGACGGGTCGGCGATCATCACGCTTGACGAGCCGCAGACGGCCGAGAGCGCCGAGTTCTACGCCAATCTTGCCGAAGAGATGGACAAGCGCGCTTTAGCCGACATCTCTCAGCAATTGCTTGAGTTCATCGACCGCGACAAGGAAGCGCGCAAGCTGCGCGATACCCAGTACGAGGAGGGCCTTCGCCGCACGGGCCTTGGTAACGACGCCCCCGGCGGCGCTCAGTTCCAAGGCGCCAGCAAGGTTGTCCACCCCATGCTCACCGAGGCATGCGTCGACTTCTCCAGCCGCGTGATTAAGGAGCTCTTTCCCCCGAACGGGCCAGTGAAAGAGAAAATCATCGGCGAGGTTACGCAAGCCAAAGTCGAGAAGGCTGATCGTAAACAGAAGTTTATGAATTGGCAGTTAACGACGCAGATGATCGAGTTTAGGTCTGAGCTTGAGCAATTGACGACGCAAGTCCCGCTCGGTGGCGCCCAATACATGAAGATGTATTGGGACGAGCAGAAGAACCGCCCCGTGGCGATGTTCATCCCGATCGACGACGTCTATCTGCCCTACAGCGCGACCAGCTTCTATAGCTCCGAGCGCAAGACGCACGTCCAGTATTTGACCAAGCTGGAGTTCGAAAAGCGCGTCGGAACTGGCATGTATCGCGACATCAACCTGTCGGCGCCGCAAGAGCCAACGCAGACCGCGGCAGCTCGCGCCAACGACAAGATTGAGGGCAAGGCCCAGACGTCCTACAACGAAGACGGTCTCCGCACGGTCTTCGAGATCGCCTGCTCCCTCGACTTTGAGGACAACTTCGGCATTGCGCCTTATCTGGTCACGATCGACGAGACGACGCGCGAAGTGCTCTCTGTGTATCGCAACTGGGAACCAGAGGACCAGCAGCAGGAAGAGCTGATCCACATTATCGAGTTTCCCTTCGTGCCTTGGCGCGGCGCCTACCCAATCGGCCTGCCGCATATGATCGGTAGCTTGTCGGCGGCGGCTACGGGCGCTCTTCGGGCCCTGCTCGACAGCGCGCACATCAACAATTTCCCCGGCATGTTGAAGCTGAAGGGCGGCACCCGTGGCGGTCAGACCGACCGGATCGAGCCGACGCAAGTCACTGAAATTGAGGGCGGTGTTGGAGTAGACGACGTCCGCAAACTGGCGATGCCGGTGCCGTTCAATCCTCCGAACCCAGTGCTGTTCAGCCTGCTAGGGTATGTTGGCGACACTGCTCGCGGTGTTGTCCGCACTACGTTTGAAGACTTCAAGCAGTCGAGCCCGAACCAGCCTGTAGGCACGACGCTTGCGATGATTGAGCAGGGCATGACCGTGTTCTCGGCCATCCATGCCCGCTTGCATTCTTCAATGCAGATGACGCTTAGGGTTCTGCACCGCCTTAACGCCAAATACATCGACGACCAATACGTCATCGACGTCACCGGCGAAGAGATGGTGAAGGCGAAAGACTTCCAAGGCGTCATGGACATCGTCCCGGTGTCTGACCCCAACATCTTCTCTGAAGCCCAGCGTATGGCTCAGATGCAGATGGTCTTGCAGCGTGCAGATGTGCGCCCTCAGCTCTACGACGCACGCAAGGTCGAGGAGCTGTTCTTGGAGCGCACCAAGATCCCGAACGCCAAGGATTTGCTTGCCAAGAAGCCTGAGCCGATCGAGCTCAACGCGGTGAACGAGAACCTTGCGATGACCTTGGGCCGGCCTGTCGCTGCATTTCCGATGCAGGATCATCTGGCGCACATTCAGGTTCACATGGACTACCTGACGTCGCCGGTGTTTGGCATGAACGCCCTGATCGGGCCCGTGTTCATCCCCGGCGTGCTTCAGCACCTGAAGGAGCACATGGCGTATTGGTACTCGCTCTACATCTACGAGCAGGCGAGCGCAGCCACCGGCGTGCCGCTTGATGAGTACCTGAAGGGCAAGGATCAGGAGATGTCGGCGGAGCTTGATCGCACGCTTGCTATGGCGAGCCGTCGGTACATGCCGGAGGTTCAAGAGAGCCTTGCCGGCTTGCCGCCGATCATCCAACAGGCAATGCAGGTCATGTCCCAGATGGGGCCGCAGAAGCCTGTCGACCCTGCCCAGATCCTCCAGCAGGAGACACAGCGCAAGGCCCTGTCTGATCAGGCAAGGGCGCAGTACGATCAAGAGCGCATTGCTATTGAACGTGAGCGTCTTGCCCGTGACGCAGCTCTTGACCAGATCAAGATGCAGGAACGCCAGATGGAGCTAGATACGAAGCTCGCCATCAACCGTGAGGATAACCTCACGGCCAAAGAACTTGCCGTGTTCGAAGTCGAGCAGGGCGTCAAGACGGCCTATTCAACGGGCCGTGGCATTAACCCCCAGCCGTAAGGATCTATCATGGACAACTCTCTCCTCCCCCAGCACAAGCGCCTCGCAATGGGTTTGGCCGTCAACGACGTCCCAGCCGGCAAGAAGATGATTGGCGACGACCTCGCCAAGCACGCTCCTTACGGCATCAACAAGGTCAAGGGCACAAGCGACAAACATCCTAAGAGCGGACTAAAGTCTTTTGACGCTAGGAAATAATGCCTTGACAGGATGGGTGCATGCTTGAA